TTGATTTTTATAATATATCAACATTTAACAAGAAGAATGAAATTGATCCAAATGGCAATGGAGTTTGGACATTCAAAGATGATTGTTATAATTTAAGATTGAAAAATTTGAATAAATTTAATTAACGCATTGTGTATGGCATCGTTTTAATGTGCTATACACGTTGTTACCCTTAGTTTTAAAAAAGATTTAATATGACAGAACCAAATATAGAATTACTGAATATGGATTGCTTGCTTTATATGAAGCAATGTGAGGATAAACAATTTGATTTAGCAATAGTTGACCCTCCTTACGGAATAAATATGGATGGAGATATTAATATAAGAAAACCCGATAGAAAAAGCACTTGGAATAAAAAGGATAAATACACTCGTAAGGATTGGGATAAAGAAACACCAAGTAATGAATATTGGACTGAACTATTTAGAATAAGTAAAAATCAAATTGTTTGGGGTGGCAATTATTTTACTGATAATTTACCTATAAGTAAGTGTTGGGTTTTTTGGGATAAAATGTTTGATAAGACTTTTAATTTCTCTCATGGTGAATTGGCTTGGACAAGTTTTGACAAACAACTATTAAAATATACCATAAGTAGTAAGGCTGAAACAAGAGGTGGTAAAGATAGAATACACCCAACACAAAAACCCAAAAAACTATATGAATGGTTACTTACTAAATTTGCAAATGAAGGTGATAAAATAATTGACACACATTTGGGGAGTGGGAGCATTGCATTAGCTTGTTGGAATATGAAATATGATTTGGTAGGAATAGAAGTTGATGAAGAATACTACACTAAAGCAAGCAAAAGACTTGAACAACATAAAAAGCAACTAACCCTTTTTTAATATTAAGGGTAACACAAAACTAAAAAAGCGTTTTAATGTTTTTTAGATAAAGTTAAAAAATGAAATGTAAAAATTGCAACATAAAATTTGAAGTTGTTTATTTCAATCAAAAGTTTTGTTCAAACGAATGTAAACACAAGGAAGAAAAGCAACCTAAGAAGAAACCTAAACGGCTTTATAAATGTAAACAATGCAAAACACCATTTGAAAGAATGAAGCCTTTACAAGCCGTATGTTCACCAATTTGCGCGATTGAATATTCTAAGGTATTAGAAGAAAAAAAGCAAAGGAAAGAAACACGCGATTTAAAGCAATCAATGAAAACTTGGATGGATTACTACCAAGAAGCGTTGAAAGTGTTTAATTCATACATAAGAGAGCGCGACAAGAACGAAAAATGTATTTCTTGTGATGCACTTCCAGGAACATATAGATTGACTTCCGGTCATTATTTTCCACAAGGCCAAAACAAAAGTGTTGCATTGGATGAAGATAATGCACACGCGCAATGTTGGTTTAATTGCAACAAAAACAAATCCGGCAACCTTGCGGAATATTATCCGCGATTGATTAAAAAGATAGGCCAACAAAGATTTAACGAATTAGAGCAAAGAAAAAACACTTTAAAAAAATATTCAATTCCGGAACTTATTGAAATAAAAGTTATATTTAAAGACAGATTGAAAACATTAAAGCAAAAATAAAAACTTATATTTGTAACAATATGAAAGCTAAAACAGAATTTGTTGCCAATTTTAAAGATATTGAACAAGCGTTAAAATTGGATATAACACCGCCCGAACCGGAGTTTAAAAATGTAAATTTTACTTTTGATATTAACGCGGTTGCGGCTTATTACCTAAATCAAGATGGAAATATAAATATTTCATTGTATGGTGAAATGTGGACTTTAATATACAATAAAAAAATAATTGTTGAACTTGATAAGCATTTAAACAGATGAAAGAAATATATTTAATTATCTTTGTAGCCGTATTATTGCAGATGTCAATAATTAACCCTATATTAAAAAAACTATTAAAAATAAAAGAATGAGCAAATTAAAAAGATTTACAGACATTATAAAGGGCCTTTTCGCTATTGGAATAATAGTTGGTTCAGTTCCTTTTATTATCTTTCCGGTTGTATGGTATTGGATTAAGTGTTTTAATATATTCTTCTAATATGGATATTTTACTAAAAGCGTTAATAATATCATTGTTTTGCGTTGGATTGCGTATAATTTCATCACCTGGAATGATATTCTATTTTTTACGTATGCCTTACGAATGGTCACAAAGGCACTCACAACTTCTTAAACACCTTTTAAAACCGGTTATAGGTTGTGGAACTTGTATGGCTTCAGTTTGGACCGTAGCAATAGAACTTGGCTACTATAATGACACTTTTAACGCTGAATTGGTAATTATTGCTTTTATAGTAGCGGCTTTAAATTCATTAATTTATGCGTACTTTGAAAAGATTACGCAATGAAAAGGCCAAGAATTGACTATCTTGACCGTATGATATTGATTGAATATGAAACCGGTGAAGCAGATTTTAACGGTGTAAATGTTAGAAATAGAATAAAGTATTTAAAATTAAGAAGGTTTTTAGCAAACCGATTTATTAACAAACGTAAAAGATTAGAGAAGAATGATAAAAGATTTTGAACCAATGGATTTTTCACAAAATTATACATACAAGGATAAAAAAATATACATTAGCCACGAAACAAAGAAGTATATCCTTTGTTCATTCAATGAAGATGGAAAAGGTACTTTCAAATTAGATAAAACCGAGTTTTATGCTTAAAGTTTTTATTGTAGGCTATCAAATCTATGTAATACCAACTATTAAATTTACCTACTCAAACACTTTGAACGGAAATAGAGGTTTAGAATTTATATGGTTAAAATGGGGAATAGAAATAACACTTAATTAAAAGTTATGCCGGACATTAGTATGTGCAATAATAACAAATGTAAATTCAAAAAAGAATGTTACCGATTCACCGCAAAACCAAGTGAGTTTCATCAAACCTATGGTGACTTTAATTGTAAAGACAAAGAAGGAAAAGATACCTATTTTTGGTACAATAAAAAAACAAAATAAATAAACACTAACTTTGTTTAATGGGAAAGCTAACGGATAAGCAAGAAATGTTTTGTAAAGAGTACTTAATTGACCTCAATGCAACACAAGCGGCAATTCGTGCCGGTTACTCTAAAAAGACTGCAAATGAACAAGGTGCAAGGTTGTTAGTAAATGTTAGTGTTCAAACAAAAATTTCTAAACTAAAAGAAAAGCGTTCAAAGCGCGTTGAAGTTAATTCTGATTATGTTTTAAAAGAACTTCTCAATTGGGCCGATGGTGATTACACCGAATTGATGTTGCTAACCGCAAAACAGATAAAAGAACTTGCACCCGAAATAAGAAGATTAATCACCGGATTCAAAAGAGTAACGCGAAGGATTCCAGGAACAGACGAACAAGAAGTTCAAATTGAAGTGAAGTTTATTGACAAACAAAAGGCAATGGAAATGATTGCTAAACATATTGGATTTTACGAAAAAGATAATGAACAAGGTAAAGCCGATATTGTTATTAAAAACGAAGTTGATTATTCAAAATTAAGCATTGAAACATTAAGAGATATTAAAAACAATCGCAAGGATGGTTGATTATGATAGGGCAATAATTGAATTATCAAGGCTGCATTTATTAGATTTCACAGAACAAACAATGGCTGAATTTCAATCAACCGAATTTCATAAGGCCTATTATGAAGTTTTAAATCTATTCGCATACAAGAAAATTAAAAACTTAATTATCACAATACCACCGCAACATGGTAAATCTACCGGCTCAACTATTCAATTACCGGCCTTTATTCTTGGAAGGAATCCGAACACAAAAATTGCCGTTGGAAGTTATTCGTCAACATTTGCAAAGAAATTCAATAGACAAATACAAAGATTAATCGACAAAAAAGATTATCATTCTATATTTCCGGGAACAGTATTAAATGAATCAAATGTTGTAACCGTATCAAGCAACTACCTTAGAAATTCAGAAGAATTTGAGATTGTTAATAAATTAGGTTCACTTAAAGCCGTTGGTAGAGGTGGACCGTTAACCGGTAACGCGGTTGACATAATGATAATGGATGATTTATACAAGGATGC